GATGAAATGGTATGGCCTAACCCAACCCAACCCACGAGAGAGTGATGAACCCTGTTAACCTATCCACCCTACGCCATCCGCTGGCCAATATAGATAACATCACGCTAACTCGCGTGCAGGCAGAGGCCATATTTCGGTTTTTAATGGCCATGGGGGCGCAAAAGGGGGTCGAGATGTGCCACGATAGCCGAACGGGCAATGTTAGCGTTAAAAAGCCATTTAAATACCCGATGAGCGTTATTTGTGAAAAAACAGGTAAGCTAGTTGACGGTTGGGAAGAGGGACAACAGTATTACACGCTCGGGAATTTTCTAAAAACCCTGATACGGTTCGACAGGGCCGCGCATAAGCGGTTGAGGAATGTTGAAAGTAAGATTAGGGCGATGCATGCGGGTATTGATGCTTTGGGGAAGCAGTTGTAGGGAGAGAGTGATGATTAGAATCATACCATGGCTACTGAAGGCTGAAATAAAAAATGGCGAAGTAGCCAATAGATCCATTGATTTCGAGCGGTACACAGAAAAATTGGGTTTCTGCCCGCATGGAAATCCTGAGTTTTACGGGCGACATCTTGCGCTCCTACCTACTGGCGAGCTAGTTAACGTAAGCACCGCTGACATGGACGCTGATTGGGGCAGCGGAAGAATTGTTGACACTCCCTCTCCAAAAAGTTAACATATAAGCAAATCTACTGTAGAGGGCGTTTAGAATGGCCAAGCAGAAGGGAAGTCCTAAAACAGGTGGCAGGGTAGCGGGAGTACCCAACAAGGCCACTGTACGGGCAAAAGAAGCGATTGCAGCGTTTGTTGATGGGCAGGCGCATAAGGTATCTGGGTGGATGGATGAGATTTACACAGATAAGGGTGCTTTAGAGGCTTTAAAAGCGTTTCACATGTTTTTAGAGTTTCACGTTCCAAAGCTCGCCCGCACTGAACACACGGGCGACGCCAATAAACCAATCGTTCACACGGTGAAATGGAGTGAATAATCCGCGCTTGCGCCCATCCTCGCAATCCGTTATATTTAGCTAACCACAGGGAGCATCGTCATGGCAACAGTCGCAGGCATTCAAGCTTTACTCGATCCGGGTGATCTGGACCGTGGCATTCAAATCCAACGCGCTGATGTAAACGGCAGCAATACAGATTATTTCTGTGTCGGCATCACCGCGCATCCTGGTAAAGCGCGCTGGACTACGGCTGTCACTGCCGCTAGCGACGCGACCAATGCAGCTGCTATTACCGCTAATCTGGCGGTGTAGTTTGTGGGCGATAATTTCAACCTAAGTGTTGAGCCTACGGATTCTGGCAGCATGGCCAATCTAGAGCTGAAAAAGCGGCTAGCATTGGCGAAGGCTTTATCTGCTACGGTTGGCGTTAATGCAAATGCCAGTATTGAACCGGGAGTAGCTAACTATGGTGCTTCCCCTTATGCCCAACTTGAGTATGGCCCGGTTAGTGCTGGTGTGGCCCATAACATGAATGAAACCGTGGGGCGTGGCTGGCAGCAATCAGGAGCGACCAACTCGGCCAATATCGGGCTTGGCGGCGAATACGGCGATATGGGCGGCCAAGCTAGTCTTATGGCCGACGATGCAGGGTATAAGCAGGCGCAGCTAGCGGCACGAGCAAAAATGCTTGGCGGCATGCTCAGCGCTAATGCCCAAGTCGGTCAATACAAAGACTTTAAGCCGCAGGGTTATGCAGGGTTACGCTACTCGGCGGATTTTTAGATGCTTAAGGCCTCCGAGGTCATCACTATCCTGGCCATGGCTGATGGGCTTGAATTAGAAAAGCGCGGCGATATGGGTTTCTTGCGCACAGCAGGGCATAGGGAGTTCATAGCCATACCGCTCTCTGGCTTAGAACACATCCCTAGCGAGTCTAATGTGAGGGAGTTGGCTAAGGAATCAGACATCATTGATATATTGAAATCGCCACTGGGCAATAGTGCTTTAGGCCGTCATTACGGGGTGACCAAGGAATGTATCAGCAACATCCGCCGAAGAAAGACATGGGCTCATGTCAACCCTGATAATTGATTACAAGCCTCGCGATGCCTTTAGAGGCTATCATAACAACACCAAGCGGTTTAGCTGCTCTGTGTGCCACAGGCGAGCAGGAAAAAGCGTTGCAAGGCTCAACCAGCTAATTCGCAAGGCGATTGAGTGTACCAAGCTCAACCCCCGCTTTGGGTATATCTCGCCCTTCTATGTGCAGAGCAAGGAAATTGCTTGGGCTTATCTTAAACACTACACCAGCACACTAGAACCGCTTGGCCTGCGCATTAACGAATCAGAGCTTTCCATCACGTTCGGCCACAATAATGCGATGATTAAGCTTTACGGGGCAGAGAATGCAGAGCGCATAAGGGGCCTGTATTTCGATGGGATTGTTGTGGATGAGGCCCAAGGCATATCAAGCGCCGTCTTGCGCACCATTATCATGCCAGCACTTTCGGACCGGCAGGGATGGCTCGATTTGTCTGGTACTCCGAAGGGTTGGAAGAATTTATTAGGTGAAATTGTCAAGATAGCACAAGCCAACCCCGACGATTGGTTCCTACATATGTTGCCTGCGAGTGAGTCTGGCATCTTGCCTGTGGCCGAGCTTGAGATGCAGCGCAAGCTTATGTCGTCCAATGAGTACGACCAAGAATATGAAATTTCTTTTGATGCCGCCATAACTGGCGCAGTCTATGGCAAACAAATGGCCGAGATGCAGCAAGCGGGAAGGATCGCGCCGGACCTGTACGACAAGAACCTGCTTGTGCACACAGCTTGGGATTTGGGCTACTCTGATGATACTGCTATTTGGTTCTACCAAGTCATACATGGTGAAGTGCATTTCATTGACTTCTATACTGCTTCTGGCAAGTCTATTGAGCATTATGCTGCTCACGTCTTGAGTAAACCTTACAGGTATAAGACTCACTTCCTACCACATGATGCAAGAGCAAAGACATTAGCTTCTGGTGGTAAATCAGTCATTGAGATGTTAGCCGAACACTTGAGCATAACTAAAATGGCAATCACTCCTAGCTTATCAATGCAAGATGGTATTCAAGCCACTCGTATGATGATGCCTAGAGCATGGTTTGACAAAGAGCGTTGCCATGATGGCCTTGAAGCCCTCAAGCAATATCAGCGTGAATGGGATGACGATAAGAAGATGTTTAGGGATAAACCTAGACACGATTGGACCTCTCATGCTGCTGACTCTATGCGCTATGCTGCAATTAACTGGAAAGAAGAAGTTAAGCCAGTTGTTGAAGATAAACCAATTAGAGGCATTATGGTCGGACAGACTGATGTCACACTGAATGAACTATGGGCTGCACAGCCTACTAAACAACCAAAAAGGATTTAAACATGTCAGGTATTGCATCTCAAGTTGGTGGATATAAACTAATTTCAGCTACAGGCAACGTAGCACCTATTTCTAAAAAGCTATTAGGTATTTTCTGTTCTGCATCTACAAGCGGCACAGTAACTATCTATGACTCAGCTACAACAGGCACAGGCACTAAAGTAGTTGACACTGTAACTTTGACTGCTGGCACATGGTACACAATGCCTATTGGCTTTGCTTCAGGCATCTACGTTGTTGTTGGTGGTACATTAAGCGCTACAATCGTTTACGCATAAGGATAACTCATGGCTAAAGTATCAGAGGTAACATCAGAGATACAAACGTATCTTGACATGTTTAGCCAATACGACAAAGAGTTTGCTAAATGGGAAGGCCGTGTAGAGAAGATTCTTAAACGGTATCGTGATGATCGTACAACAACGACTGCACAATCTCATTACAACATCTTATGGGCTAACGTACAGACACTTAAGGCTGCTACGTTCTCACGTATGCCTAAACCTGACGTATCACGTAGGTTTAAAGACAGTGATCCTGTAGCCAGAGTTGCGTCTATGCTATTGGAACGTGCATTAGACTTTGAGATTACACACTCAGAGGACTTCCAACACTCATTGACTGCTTGCGTATATGATCGCTTCTTGGGTGGTCGTGGTACTACATGGATTCGTTACGAGCCTATCATTGAAACTGATGACATATTTGTGTCTGAAGAAGAAATTGATTCTGACTCTGTATCAGAATACCTAGACATTGAGCAATGTCCTGTTGACTACGTGCATTGGCGTGACTTTGGTCACCAAATCGCTCGTACATGGGACGAAGTAAACTGTGTATGGCGCAGAGTCTACATGAACCGTGAAGCTTAAAGAACGCTTCCCTGAAGATCAGTTCGACATGCTATGGAAACAAATTCCATTAGATGCTTCACCTGACGAACCACGTCAAAAGATGACAGAAGGCACAGCAAAACAAGCTTTAATCTATGAAGTATGGGATAGAGAGAAGAAGTGCGTTTACTGGATTAGCAAGTCAATGGGTAAGATTCTTGACAAGCGTCAAGATCCTCTACAATTAGAGGAGTTCTTCCCATGTCCAGAGCCTATTTACTCTACATTGACTAATGAGTCATTAGTTCCTGTACCTGACTTCACCTTATACCAAGACCAAGCTAACGAATTAGACACGCTTGCTGACCGTATTAAGGGTTTAGTAGATGCAATGAAGGTTCGTGGCTTCTATGACGCTGCAAACGCTGATTTAGGCCGTCTATTTACTGAAGGTGATAACAATACGCTTATCCCTGTTAAGAACTACGCTGCTTTCGCTGAAAAGGGTGGCATTGGTGGTTCAGTACAGTTTGTAGATTTGACACCTATTGCTAACGCATTGAACATGGCTTATCAAGCGATGGGTCAAGTTAAGCAACAGATTTACGACATTACAGGTATCTCTGACATTATCCGTGGTGCATCTAACGCTGGTGAAACAGCAACTGCTCAACAGATTAAAGGTCAATACGCTACATTGCGTTTAAAGACTTACCAAGATGAAGTAGCTCGCTTTGCTTCACAAATCTTACGCATTAAAGCTCAGATTATCTGTCAACACTTCCAACCTGAAACCATTATGAAAATTGGTGGTGCTGAGTTGTTAAGTGATACAGACAAACAGTTAATCCCACAAGCTATGGAGTTGTTGAAAGACAATCCTATGCGTACATTCCGTGTAGAGGTAGCAACTGACTCTATGCTTTACGCTGATGAGCAACAAGAGAAGGCTGACCGTGTAGAGTTCTTGTCTGCAACTAGCCAATTCATTGAGAAGGCTATCCAAGGCGCACAAGCTGTACCTGAGATGACACCTATTTTGATGGACCTACTTAAATTTGGTGTTCAAGGCTTCCGTGTTGGTCGTACACTTGAGGGTGAGTTTGATTCGTTTGCTGATGCTGAGAAAGAAAATCTAGCACAACAAGCAGCTACCCCAGAACCACCTCAACCTACGCCTGACGAGATTAAAGCTCAAT